CAGTGGTGTTTCCAGTTCCAACTTCTACAAGTGAAAACTTATCGTCACTGAGTCTTACAACATAATAATCTTTGGATTCTACAAGACCTTCAATTGGTGAAGAGCCTGCAGTGTATCTTACAATTTCTTTTTCAGAGTAACCATGATTCTCAATAGTAAACTCATTTACTGCAGTATTAACACCAACAATATTTCTCTCTTTATTTTCGTATCCAGTACCAGGATTCGTTACAACTATGGATGTGACAATACTTTTTAAAGTAGAAGACCTAAATCTATGAACACCGTTACCAAATAAAGTTAAACCAATAGTATTGATACCAACAATAGAGTCATTTAAATTTTCGTAGAGTTTAATTGTCTTACTATCTTCAACTCCAACGTAGTATGAGGCGGCAGTAGAAAGACCCTCAACGGCCGTCTGACCATCTGTTAGGTAGATTACCTCCTCACTGTCTCTAAACTTGTGATATGTGGAAAACCCAATGGTACTAGAACCTAAACTTACCTGTGCAGATGACTTTTCCGCATTAAATGATACACTATGAGTTACAGACGAAAGTCTAACTTCTGCGGATGCATTAATACCATTACCACCAGATATAGAGACAAAGGGTCTGTCTTGATAATCAAAACCACTATCGAGAATATCAATTCTCTCTAACTGTCCTTTGACATTGACAGTACCAGTTGCACCAGTTCCTACATTATCATTAATTCTTACGATAGGAGGATTGATAATATCATAACCCCTTCCATTATTTACGATTTCAAATTTGGTTATATTACCATAATTCAGTTTGTTAGGAGATTTATAGTTTAGAATCTCTACACCATTATTCAGGATACCTGTGTATCCTGAAACAGTCTTATATTCACCACTCTTGTTTATAGGTGGTAGTATTTCTCTATAGATTGATTGTGGCTCAAATGTTTTATTGTAGAAGTTAAAGTATTCAAATTTAACATCTGATACTGTACCACTTAATGCAACAAAGATGTCACTAAAAAGATTTGATCTACTTTTTGAAAGTTTGATATTAAGACTATCAACTCTCTTGACATAGAATACACCTTCGACAACATCATTGAATGATGATAGAACTGATGTTGTAATTGTATTTCCATCACTATCTGAGGTTGTAGTGATAGATTTACCCGGAGTGTAGTAGATAGCGTCACCAGTGTAAAAACCATGATCACCATTGTTCAACAGTTGAATAGTATTATTAGTCGCAGTGCCACTAAATTTCAGAGATCTATTATATGGATTTATTAAAACATTTCTGTATGATGGAATTGAATTGGATGAAACAAGAAGATCATCATTAAACTTGGAGTAAATATTCTGAACATTTGTGAAATACTTATTCAAATAAGAATACTTCGTCGAGTTTGTATAAAGTATTTGGTTCTCTACTTTATAATCTTTTGACGAATCAAGTAACGTTTGTGTATTTACTGAAAACTCTTTTCTAGAAGAGATTGACGAAACAGTTCCTTCGGTAACAATATTGTTTTGATCAATGAAGTGAACTTTATTACCAATCTTTAAGAGATGATCTTCATTTAAAAGAATACTATATTTTTTTGAGCTAAGATCAGTTAAATTTAATGATTGTACTTTCCAACCAGCTTTTATATTTAAATTCCAGTTTCTTGTTTTCTCTGTATACTTCTCAATACCAATAGATTGAACTTGAATTTTATCATCCTTCTTTAAAGAAAAGTTCTTCTCTTCGAAGGTAATGTTCTTAAGTGCCGTAGAGATCTTTACCTCGATCTTCTCTTGAGACTCACTTTGATCGACATATGCATAAGCAAGATTGAATAGGGTAACATCTGTTCCCTTTTTAATTTTATTACTTGCTGGAGATATGTTAAAGAACTGATTATTGTTCTTGGTTGAGTATGATGTAATATACTCATTGAAATCAACATCAACAGTGTCTAATGTTCCTTCTTCTGGAAAACCAACTGTCGAATCTACATCAATGTATGTTGAACCAACTGAAACATCATTTAAAACTTTTGTCTTTTGATTTGGTACAAAAGAACCTAAAACAGTACCATCTACATTGATATCTCTCTGATACCCAAGATCGAGACTGACTTGATAGTAATCTTTTCCATTATATACAACGGGTCTGACATTACTTACAGAACCCCTGGCTCCACTACTGTCCTGGAAAAGAGTTTTATTCCTGAGATCCATAGGATCACCAAGATATTGCTCAACAATAATATCAGTAGTTACCTTGAAGTTTGCATTAGAAGGTCTTAACAGAAACTCACTGGGTCTGATAACCTCTACATCTTCACCATAAAGTGCTCTGAAAAGAATTTCAAAGGATCTATTAGTTCCTTTTGATTTATAAAAACTATCTGAATGATATATAAAGTTCTCTTGATTCAATCCAGAATATAAAGTTCTATCTTCAAAACCAGGAATAACTTGTGACTTCAGTTTTAATAAAAACTTTTGTAGGAATAGAATATTTAAATTCTTAATTTCTGTATTTTTAGTATGTGTATCAGCCTCTGTTGTAGTGAATACTAATTCATCGGGAGTATTGGATCCTTCATATGAAGTTACTGCACTAAATCCCCTTCTACAGTTCTCAAAAGTTATATCAGTTTTATATTCGTAGTAAATAATCTCATCATCAATCTGAATCAAACCATCTCTAGTTGGAAATCCTTCGGTGAAGTTTTCTGTAGAGTTTGTCGTAATTGTCGTATCAGTATATGATAAATCTACACCAAGAATTGTGGAGGTTTTGAGGTGTGTTAATTCCTCAACCTTTACATATTGGTCAATATTCTGAACAATGTCATACGTTCCACTTTCAAATTCTTGCGAAACATAATACTGTTTTAAGAAATCAACAAGAAGTGGGTAGTCGTCTCTAACATAGTCGGGAACTTGACTCTCGACAATATTCTGGAACTTGATTCTATCTACTGACATTCTTTATTATCTGATGAGAGATCCGTTTGTATAACTGGACGATACTATGTAATTTGTACCCGAAATATCATTACCAGAAGAAATATTATCGGAGATAGTACTTACTTTGGAGTTTGAACTGTCCAACTGTAAGTAGAGATCTTGATAACCGATCACATCGTTTGAATATGGAGAAATAGAAATTTCAATCAGTGGAACCGCCCTACTCACAATTGTTGATATAATATTGATTGGATTCAGTTTAATTTCACCTTTAACATAATCAATAGTTCCAATTGACTGTTTCAATATGACAGGTTCTGTTGGGGAGTTCAACTTGAACAAGAATATAGATCCTGTCTTTAAATCAGTGTTTGGTCTATCACTAAGATAGACGGTATCACTGAAACCACTAACCTTAAACCCTGATGATTTGATGTTGTAACCAAGTTCACTCTTGACATGGAAACGATTTCCGTAACAAATTTCATATTCGGTAAAACTATTTAACACAGGTTCCAAATCCCTTCTCATGGTCACTGTGGTGATATTTGAAGTTACTGAAATATTACTGTCATCAATAATTTTCTGGAATTTGCTATACTTAAATCTTGCACCGAATCTATTCAACCCCCCAGATTTTGAGTACCTATCAATGTTCTGAATGATTTGTGTCCTAACAAAATCCGCAGAAGGTGCAACTTCTGTACTGTAATATGCTTTGACATCAGTCTCAACATACAAATACTTCAGGTCAACAATCTCTGGGAGAATACCAACAACAGAATATTTCTTCAAATCATCAATAAGATTCTCTTTGATATTGGTAGAAAGATATACACCATTATTTGGTTTCACACTTATAAAGACTTTACCATATGCTGGAGGTGTCAGAATCTCTCCACCAAATGCGGATACAGATTCAGTCTCTGTGTAAAGTTTAGGAACAAGAGCTTCATAGTCGGATGCAGTAACTGCCCTGTTCTGTGATGAATAGATCTGTGTTGAATATTTCTTAATAGATTCGGTAGATTCAATATCCTTTCCACCATAGGAAGGAGTATTAACAGTTATCAGTGAGATACCATTGTTAACTACATTACCATTATTGTCTACCAGAGTACCAGAGAATCTAAATCTATTAGTACCATCTGCACCCGAACCAGCACAAACTGGATAACTAATACTAATATAGTTTGGTTCTTCTAACTTTTTACCAAATATACCATCACCAAATAAGATCTCATATCTTTCACCATCTGTTTCTTTGAGGAAGTATACTGAAGAAGTATCATCAACCTCAAACAAACTATCAGCTAGTGTGTACTTCTGTTGAATTGTAGAGGTCTCAGACTCTCTTACAATGACACTTATCAAATCAGTATCAATACCTACATTAGAAAGAATAAACTTCTGGTTAGGAAGTCTAGAACTTACAGTGAATGCTTGGTTAATATATGTTCCTTCGTAAACATCAATATTCTCAAACTTTGCAAACCCATCAGAACCTACTGATACAGTAATAGAACTAGGAACTATAAAAGTAAAGTTCTGACTTGAAAATCTTACACTACTTGTAACACAGATACCAGAATTTAATGTGATAGATGAGGCACTAGTGTTTCTTGCATCAATAGAGAAAGTAATGTTTGCCCTCGATGCTTTCCTAGATCTTGGAAGATACCCAATGTTTCTTGCCAAGGAGACAACATTCTGTCTCAACGTGGCACTATCAATGAACACTTCATTTGCCACCATATTGGTGTTATATGAAGTGAGATATGTGTTATACGCTAACACATCAATAATTGATGAAAGGTTAGACCCTTCAAAGTCGTAATCAGTAAAGTTTGAATTCGCTTTAAGATAATCCTTAATCGAAGTCTTTATCTGATCAAAATCTAAACTACTAAAATTTACTAAAGGCATCTATCTACCTAGTGGGTTCTAATGCTAATGTTAATTCCTGTGCCGGAACATTTATTCCAATAATTTCATATTGAATAGTTGCATCCATTGTAGCCTCATCATAGTTGGGTTTAACTAAGACTTCAATAATCTCAACTCTGGGTTCGTAATTTTCAATAACTAAAATGATTTCATCACGAATGATAGTTGCTGTTTGTTTATCTATGTTCTCAAAGAGAAGATCATAAACACCAGAACCCAAGTTAGGTTCAAATGGTCTTTCTCCCCTCTTTGTCAAGATCAAATTACGAATTGATCTTGAAATTGCGGTCGTATTTTTAATCGCAATCAAATCATTGTTCAAGGGGTTAATCTGAAACGAAGCACTAATGTCCTTAAATTCTTGACTGACCCTTTGAACTGGCACAATGATACAGGAATACTGTCTTTATTTAGACAGTATTTTTCAATATTCGTTTAGTACTATCTGTTGAGCACCACAAGTACACTGATGATCAGGGTGAGAACAATCAGTTGTTTCAAAAAGTCCATCAGTGTTCACCTTTTTCTTTGTATTCTTTGGTGTAAGATTATCATTTGCAATCTCACGAAGCATGTTGTCTTGATTATTTTCCATCTATGATAAATCCCCTACGGTGATAACCTTTATCTTCTATGTATCTGTATCCACTTGATTCTTCTAACTCTGGGATCTGTTGATCATCCCATACAGGAATAGCTATTGTGTTGTTATATCTAAAGTTTGGGTTTCTTCTAAAATGAACCTCAATTAACTTACCACCAATAAACTCACAGTTAATCCACTCATACTTATCTCCTACAT